CTATATTTAACTGGTAAGTAATGTAGGTTTAATCCAAGGAATCCATCCTCGTATTTGTCCAACACCAGAACCAAAGGGAATTTATCATAATATGGCAACTCATGTTTCAACTTTGGATCATACAAAAAGTAATATAACTTACCTTTGACAAATGTTCTAACGAATCTACTTTTCTCTTGACTAATACCTTTAGCCAATTTGATTGGATTTCTCAAATCAGCAATCTTTTTGGTGTACCATGCCATTGATTCACGGGACAACTTCTGCAAATTTGAGGCAGAGTGTTCTTCAGTAAGTGTAGTAAGTATTGATTCCATTAGAGTATTTAGTTAGAGACCGAGATGGTCTTCTGTAATTACTCTGAATTCCCAGCCACGATCCATACAGTATTCGTTGGCTGCCTTCCATTTGGCTTCATTGACCCCCCATGTGGCAACCTCATTGATGAATCTTTTGGTCACCCGTTTCTGTGGTTTTGGTGGTTGAGTTTGGTACTTTGGTTTGACCTCAAGCATCAAAGTTCTCTGTTTACCATCTTTGCCTTTGATTTTCACTATAAAATCTGGAAAGTATCGGTGCCAACGATTGTCAACAGGTGACACATAAGGCACAACCAATTCTTCAGAAGCCCAAGATATTACTGAGTCATTACGGTCGAGCCAATCCATGACACGGCACTCCCACGATGAGCGGTAAGTGATGTTTCGGTAGTCCCCAATGTACTTTTGAGGATTGGTAGGTGTAAATCGTCCTGAATATGCCATAAATAGTATGTATATCAATTTTTATAGAAGAAATTAATGGCCATCATTTCAATACCAAATTCAATCGCCGGCATATCTATTCCAGGTGCAGCTATTAGTGGCCCACTAGGTGCATTGTTTGGAAACAAATATAAAGTCGATAATTTAAAATATCCAAGAGACTTGGAATCTGCCACAAGAGGCCATGTGGTTAAATTTAATATTTCAGAGATAACACCTATTGGTTATCAAGAAGGCAAAGAATATAATTTCAATTCAATTTTGAGTGGTATTGGTAATGCATCACAAAATGCTGTTCAAAGTGGTATTGATAAACTTGCAGCACATTTACCAAATAGTGCTCAAGCTTTTCTTGGTAATAATAAAATAGGTGACGGACAAACAAAATTTAATTTATCTCTACAACCTAGTACCTCAAAAATTATTGCAACTATTTCTTTGTATATGCCTGAAGCAATTAGTTTTTCTTATTCTGCAAAATATGGCGAAACAAATATATCAGATGTTGCAAAAGGTGCATTAGAAAAGTTAACAAAAGGATCTTCAGCAGGAAAAATGATAACCAGTGCGTTAGAATCTGATGCCGGTAAATTAGCTTTAAAATCTCAAGGTCTTGCTGTTAATCCAAATCAACAATTATTATTTGATGGTATTGATTTAAGAAGTTATAGTTTATCTTTTACTTTTACTCCTTATTCTAAACAAGAAACTCAAACAGTAAAAAATATCATACAAAAATTCAAAGAACATTCTAGACCTAGAACAGTAAGCGGATCTGGTGGTATGTTGTTTATTCCGCCTTCAGTTTTTGATTTACAATTTTTGTTTAATGGTAAAGATAATCCTTATGTTAGTAAAGTGGGTAGAAGTGTCATTGAAAATATTGAAGTTAATTACACACCAGCAGGATGGGCAACACATACAGATGGTGCACCAGTTCAAACAACATTGAATATCACCTTTAAAGAAATACAATTGGTTGATAGAGATGGTGTTACAGCAAAAGGATATTAATTATGCAGTATTTTGATACATTACCTAAATTAATTTATACCGATCAATACGGAACTTCTTCAATAAGAACCAATTTATTGGCTCGAGCCAGTTTATTGCCTTCTTTATTTAAAACTCCATTGATTTACTATCAATATGATGTTCAAGAAGGTGATACGCCAGAAATTGTTGCTCATAAGTATTATAATGATGCCTATAGATATTGGATTGTTTTGTTTGCCAATCAATTACTTGATCCACAATGGGACTGGCCTTTAAATTCACTACAATTTCAAAATTATATAACTGACAAGTATGGTACCGAAGATGTTTATGGTACAGTTCATCATTATGAAAAAATTGTAACCGAGTCAAACTTTGATGGTACAACAACAAATAATGTAACAATTGATGAAGCAACATACAATTCATTGGTTGCAACAACAAATACATATAATTTACCCACAGGTCCTGTTACTGTTACAATTACTCCAAATGCTGTTTCTATATACGATTATGAATTATCTTTGAATGAGAGTAAACGAACAATTAATATATTGAATTCTTTGTATGTCGATCAACTTGAAACTGAATTTAGAAAACTAATGAGTGTATAATGGCACAACAACAGAACACACCAGTTGAATCTCCTGGTGCTTTTTTTCCACAAGACTATTACCTCAAAACACTTAATTTTTTGACGGGTAATGGTAATCGCATGGAACTGAGGAAAATGTTCCGTGAGCTTTCATATTATGAAGATATCTACAACTTTACAATATCTGGTTACATTAAGATAGAGGATTCACAAGGTTTTATTGAGTCATTACAACTTACCGGTAATGAATACCTTGAAGTGAATTTTGGTAAAATCAAAAATGGTCCTAATGCTGACGATCAAATTTTTAGAGTCTATAAAGTAGGTGATCGTGAGGCTTCAGGTAACTTAAATACTCAATATTACACACTTTATTTTTGTTCCGAAGAATTACTCTTATCTGAGCAATATAAAATTAGTAAATCTTTTCCTGGTACAAAAATATCTGATATAATATCTAATGTGTTGACTAATAATTTAAAAGTTTCAGATAAAAAAATCAATATCATCGAAGAAACTACAGGTTTATATGATTTTGTTGTGCCAAAAATGAAACCTTTCGAGACCATTAGTTGGGTTTCTACTTATGCAAGACCAAAATCAACAGGTACTATTGGTGCTGATATGATTTTCTTTGAAACAAGAGATGGATTTAATTTCAGATCATTACAATCCATGTTCAAAGATGATGTGTATGCAACATATAAGTATCAACAGAAAAATCTAAACGATAAAGATCAACCAATACAAGAAAAAGCAACAACAGTATTGGATTATGAATTCAATAAAAACTTTGATATTACACACGACATTGCTTCAGGTTCTTTTGCCAATCGTTTGATTACAGTTGATCCATTGACAAGGTCGTTTCAACAGACAGATTTTGATTATGATAAGTTCAAAGATCAAGCAGCTTCATTAAATGGCAAAGGTGTTATCAACGATTTACAGAATAGATTTGGTGATGCTATAAATCAAACAGCTGATGCTGTAACTAAATTGTTGACTGGTAATGCAAATCAAGCGCAAAATCCATATATGAAATCTAAAGAAGGTGGTTTTGCTAAGGATATTTTTGCTGAGACTTACATACCACAAAGAACAGCACAATTAAATTTGGCTAACTACAATGTGGTCAAACTATCAGTTCCTGGTGATCCAGGTATTACCGCTGGTAAAGTAATTGAATTCAATATGATGTCGATCAAACCAACTACAAAACAAAAAGAATTAGATCGTTTTTATTCTGGAAAATATCTTGTAACTGCTGTCAGACATATTATACAGCCATTGGCAGGAACTTATCAAACAATCATGGAAATAGCTAAAGACAGTTCTAAGACACAACTGCAAACAGTTGACAATAGTGATCCTAAATTTAAAGAAGGAATCAACGCATAATGCAAAACTTTTTAGGACATGACGGCTTCAATTGGTGGATGGGTGTTGTTGAATCAAGAGATGATCCACTGAATCTTGGTAGATGCCGAGTTAGAATTTTTGGTCTACATACAGAAAACAAACAAGATATACCAACAGAAACTTTGGCATGGGCTCATTCGGGTTGGTCACCAAATAATTCTTGGACATCCTCTGCACCTCTAGTCGGTGATTATGTATTTGGTTTCTTTAGTGACGGAATATCACACCAAGCACCAGTATTGTTGGCTGTTTTTCCTGGTATACCAAAAAGTGGTGCCAACCCATCAAAAGGGTTCTCTGAAGGTGATCATTATCCATTGAATGAACCAACCACAAGTCGTTTGTATCGTAATGAAAACATAGCGAATACAATCATAGGCGTACACAATTCAAACCTTGATACTGCTGTTCCAACAGCTTCTGGTGGTACT